TGACACCCGGCGAAACCTGCTGGTAAAAAAAATTACATTAGCTCTTGACATCCCAACATGTTAGGACTATATATATTATGTTGGTGCTAACCTATACGGCGGTTGGTTAAATGTTTCTTTCAATGTTAAACAGCCAATTTAGATTCAGGTAGTTGCCGTAATGACTCGAGATCCTGAATCGCATATGCAGAGGTCTGTGTGGTCCTGTCCACTTTAAAGGGTCATCACTTAACTCCTGTCGCAAGTGGACATATGTGCAGGAGACCCGCAAGCAAAGGAGAGAAAGATGGAACAAGAATACTATACCGTTGACTTTGGATCGTTAACTGTTGACAAAGAAACAGCGGACAAGCTGGAGAACGATGCGGAGTTTCGCAGAAGATGGATCCAGGAGAATGCGTACTTAGATCAAATCATTAAGGAGGACAAATGAAATATTGGAAAGTCAAAAAAGAAAAGGGAGCTAAATATAATTTCACTCCCATCATCTCAAAGCTGTTGACCAAGCACGGCTGGGACCGGGTGCCCTGGTTCGTGAGCTGGCGGGAGAAGCGTGATGCCAGTTGAGTTTGGACAAACCTCCATCAAAGAATGGCTCCTGGATACTCAGGAGCTAAGTACCATTCAAGACACTGCAGACCAGGGCTGCTCCGGGGGCACGATCCCTGAGCTGATATACTATGCCGACACATCTGCATTTTATGAACGCTACTGCGAAGAGATTTGGGACAGGCTAAGCAACATGGCGGATGACATGGGCGAGCCGTCCATTCTGCATCTTATCGTGACATTTAATGGTGCGAAAGAGGTTGGGTCTCACCTGCAGCTCCAGAACCTGCTGGCGTGGTGGGCTGCGGAAGATGTGTGCAGAGAGATCTGCGCAGAAAAGGATGAAGAAGAAAGGGCAGTCGAGTAGTTGCCAGTTTTCATTTTCTATCTTGCCACGACGGTGCTCGTTGTCGCCTTCGTGGCAATCTCCATCAGGAGATTACCCTTTGGAGTTGGGTGGTATATAGGGCAAATGTGTTTAGCCGGCGTTGCGCTGCTGGTTTACCAGTGCCTAGTTTCCATTTTCCATTTTGCATTGCCAACATGACCAATGGGAAGATATATAGGGGGACCTGAGCTGGGACGCACGTGCGTGTCTGCTGACAGCGAAGCGTGTCGTGGGAAAAAGTTATCCACAACTTATTTAAAATAATTACTTGCAATTAATTAGGATATGCTTATATATATAAGTAGCGAGAGGGTAGCTTGAACTTCCAAACTTCAGAGCCCTCTTGCTCAAAGCCAAAGGAGGCAACATGAACAAAAAGAAGGAAATAGACAAGTTAGCAAGGCTAACTAT